TCCATCAGCCGTTGGATACTTCAACCCAGCCGGGTTGTTCATGATCCGTGTAACAGTACCTGACGCGTTCTCGGCATACAAAGCCATGTCAGTGTTGGCTATATTAAGCCCCAACTCACCCGGCAACAAGTTAACAGCAGACGGTACTGCCGCGCCAGTTGTGCTGTGATAAATTTGGATAGGCGTGTAGTTTGTTTGTGCCATTAAAAAGTTCCCCCAGAAATTCCTGACCATGTAGGAGCACTAGCCCCCGCAGATGTTAATACCTGTCCTGCTGTACCTGCCGCAGTAAACGCAAACGCCGTCCCAGTACCGTAAGCAGACCCACCAGCAGTAGCCGTAGCCGTTGAGTTAGTGCCACCGTTAGCAATAGGAAGCGTACCAGTCACCCCAGTCGTTAAAGGCAAGCCAGTAGCGTTTGTTAACGTCGCTGACGATGGCGTGCCAAGTGCCGGGGTAACTAATGTCGGGCTGGTAGCGAATACCAACGACCCAGAGCCAGTCTCATCCGTTACCGCTAACGCTAAGTTGGAACTTGATGGAACCTGTAAGAATGCAGCCACATCGGTACCAAGGCCAGATACGCCAGTGGAAATAGGCAGACCAGTCGCATTCGTTAGCGTTGCAGAGGCAGGCGTACCCAAGGCAGGTGTAACTAGCGTAGGACTATTTGATAGGACTACACTGCCAGTACCAGTTGACGTTGTAACGCCAGTGCCTCCATTTGCTACAGCCAGAGTGCCACCTAATGTGACGTTACCCGTAGTAGCCGTATTTGGAGTAAATCCAGTAGTGCCTGCGCTAAACGAGGCCACGCCTGAAAATGATGCGCCAAACTGAATAAAGACAATACTTGTCGTTCCAACCGTAATCGGCAACGGGGTCTGCTGAACCCACGAGGTGTTAGCGTATGACGAGCCGTTAAGAATGTAGAAGAAGTCACCAGCATCAATCTGGTTAGCCCCCGTGCCTGCCGTATCAAAATCTGTAGCGCGGGTCAGAACCCATGCAACCGCACCAGATCCGACTGTCGTAACTGTATACGCGCCATTCTCAGAAGCAGTTGATTGATCTTTAATCAGAACACGAGTGCCAATATCCGCTGGAGATACAAAGGTGTATCCATCTAACGTAAATGCAGCTAAGGCACCGCTATTCGTCAGCGTAGCCCCTACACCGCCAGTGCCGTTGTTGTAAGTTGCTGTAAGGTTCGCAGTTGAAGCATATTCGCAGGCAGCATGAAAGTTCAAACCTTGCGCCGTGCTGTCTACGTAAGTCTTATTAACAATGTCCGTACTGGCCGTAGGAACACCGTTAATCGTGCCTGTCGTTAAGGCAATAGACGTAATGTCAGTATTGGCACCACTTGCGGCAGCACCAAGGTTAGATCTAGCCGTTCCAGCAGTCGTAGCACCCGTACCACCATTAAGCACAGGCAGTGTACCTACAACACCCGTGGATAGGGGTAAGCCCGTTACGTTAGTCATAACACCAGAAACAGGCGTATCTAACGCAGGCGATGTTAAGGTTGGGCTAGTCAGAGTCTTATTCGTAAGAGTCTGCGTATCCGTCAATGTAGCTACAACGCCCGTGTCAATCGAAATCGTACCAGTGCTTGTGATTGGGCCACCAGTTAAGCCAGTGCCTGTAGCTACAGAAGTAACACCAGTTCCTGATGCAAAAGCACTCCAATTCCCATTCAGGTAGCCCTCAAACAACGCAATATCTGTGTTGTAACGAACCATGCCGTTAACACCAACAGGGCGATTTGCTGTTGATCCGGCAGGCACAGTCAAAGAAGCGGTACCCGGAATAATCGGGTTACTTGCCAAACTAATTACAGGGTCGGCTCCAGCGCCAGTTCCATCAGCTACAGCAATTTGGCTTGTAGTTCCAGTAATAGTTCTAGGCGTTACAACACCCGTGCCAGTCAAAGCAACAATACCTGCACCACTTGCATTAGCCAAAGATAATGGCAAGCCAGACAAAGAAACGGTAGGGTTGCCTGATTGTCCGTCTCCGTTCGATATAGCTATCCCAGAGCCGCTTACAGCGATATTTCTAGGGGTGACAGTACCTAATCCTGTCTTCACCGCAAAACCGTTACCAGCGGCGTTTAAAGAGGCCGCAGCCCCTGTCATACTAATTGCCAAAGCAGCCTGCGCACCACCATCCGTAATAGCCAAGCCAGTGCTTACTGACAACGCACGGCTGTTAGTTAGAGTAGGCTCTTGGTTGACGGTAATAAAGGTTTGAGTTTGCGCAGGAGATGCAGCAATTGCGCCGGTAGTAGTCTTTACCGTTACGCCATTCTGTACAACTGGGACAATCTCTGTGCCAGTTATTGCTCCCGCCGCAGGCAGTTGGGTAATCTGGATATTTGCCATTATGGGTTCGGACTCAAGTTGTCGAGGTTGCCATTGTTTTCCGGCGTAGCCGTATTCTGCTCTGGCGAGATCTCGTAGTTACCGTATGGGCCAGTAATTAAGGCATCAGGGTTCGTTGATACACTTACATCTGGTCGAGGAAAACGAATCGTAATGCGCTCAGTCTTTCTGGCAGGGAGGCGATAAGGGTCAAACTGATCCTTGCAACCTTGCGCACAAACCTGTAGACCCGGAAAGTTAGGGTCACTACTCATCTCGGCATGAGGGCGCTTCATCCGGCAACGATCACAGATCGCTATCGAAAGGTCAGAATACCCACGAGTGTCGAGAAAGACTGGCATTATCTTGTGTAAACACTAATATTAGGACTGTAATAGATAGGCGACTTATCACGCTCTTCCTGCTCTGCGTCATAAAGATACTTATCTGCCATTTTTTCTAAGTACATAATGCGCTCAGTCGCAATCCCCGGCAACTCCATACTCATTTGGTGTGCCAACATAGATTGAATAGCCAAATACCAGCGATCAGGTATCTCAATTTCACCAGAAAGTGAGCCTACATCCATAATATTACGGGAATACCAAACAGTCATCTGCACAAATGGGTCGGAGGGCACCGGCCATAACGTCAATTCTGGTTGTGGAATAGTCCGGTTAAACCAAAATTGGAATGGCTGATTAGCTGTAAAGTTCTTGTTTGGCAGTGAGGTATAGTCATCACGGTTAAGGCGTGACATTGGAATTTCTGTGCTGTTGTTGCCAACGTAGAACTCTCTGACTTGAAGAGTATTCCCGCCAGTTTCACGCATTCTGTAGTATTGGACGCTTTGGCCGGGGTCAATATCGTCCCAAAGCCATTGACCATCAACCCAAGTCGTTACCTTAGTATCCTGAAGCAACGACCAAGTAGTGCCATCCGTTGAATACTCAAGAAGAATATGGAAAGAACCGCTAACGCCGGGCAGAATACCAATAGAACCAGCATAAATTGGATTATCTGTGCCAAAGTTAATTGCAATGTTGCCATTTGCAGATGTTTGAACATCGACTGTCTCCAAGTCACTATCACCCGCATACGCTGCGATACCAGAAGATGAGGTGTAGGTACCAGTTGGTCGGTTCATGCGCCTGTAGAGGGCATTTAAGACGTCTGTGGAGCCTGCTGGAAGGGAATAGACGTACTGGCCTACCTTCATGCCAAAAACCTTCTTGTCTATCGCCCAATACTGGATGCCGCGATTAGATAGATTGCTAAGAAGATAGAAGAGAGACTGTTTTGCGGAGAATACCTGCTCAGAAGTCAGTTCCTCTGCAAGCTTACCGCTGCGTCTAGCCCCATGATCAATGAGATCTTGAACCTTGATGACCGTCTGACCAATAGTTCCTGAAGTAGACATATAAATTCCTTACCAACCCGGACACTTCCATCGTTTCAATGACGCCTTAGCTCTAGGAGCGTCGCCCTTTGAATGCTCTACAACGCCACTCATTCGTGCACAGAAGGAATCCTTGCGGGATCCACCTTCAGGCTGTGGTGCTTTTAAATCAGATCCTGTTTCACGATTATACTTGGCTCTGCCCTTCGCAGTAAGCCCCGCGCCACGTTCTACGGGTAGCTTTTCACCCCTACCTACAGCTAGGCTAACGCCACCCTCTTTCATCTTGGCAGTCTTTGCAGATTCCTTGAAAGCCTTGGCTGTTGGAGCACCAGCAGCACCCGGCTTACGCATCTTCTCGCCAGAACCCTCTGCAATGCGCTCACGCTTGGCATGGATGTTCGCATATAGACCACCCTCTGCCATCGCCTCTGGGAGCTTGCTGTAGGCCTTCTTGCCTACGTTAGACTCAACATACTCAGAGGCAGTCTTGGCAGGGATGCCAACCTTCTTTGCAATCTTAGGGTTATGTGCAGCGGCCTGCATTAACCGAAATTGTGATCTAGATTTAGCAGGCATGATTAACCCCTATTCGTTTCTACCAAGCCAACCCTGTACGGTCTTGGTTTCATAAATGCGAATTACAGACCAGACAATAGAAATCAAGGCGGCAATAGATGGCAGCATATCAACCAGTGTTCCGACCACCGTCAATATAGACAGTGCGTCAATTACATGTTTAGCGGTTTCGTGATGTTCAGTCATTATCCAACCTGATTAACAGTAACGATTACAGAAGCAGTTGATGGATAGGCCGGTGTTGTTGATGCTGGATAGGCGGGGACAGTAATGCTTGCCACACTTGGAATCCAAACGATCTGAACATATTGACCAGCCGTTAGCGATAGAAAGTAATTCCAACCAATAATTGTGCGGGCAAAGATTGTCGCTGACTTACGTGCGGCCAAACTAATATCGCCAGCAGAACCCGGAACATCTACACCATCAACGCGTAACCAAACATGTACATCTTCAATATCATTCTCTACGTTCTGGAATTGCCCAGACCATTGAATGTTGTACACGCCAGTAACAGGAACTGTTAAACGTGAGCCAGAGACGA